AGTTCCCTGCGGCATTGGCTCCAAACTTAGCCAGAACTGTCCCGCTTGCTGATGACGCATTGTCATACAGGATCACGGGATTGGTTCCAGCCGTGTTAATGCAGATGTGAATCGCACGAACACGGGTACGGTTTGCATACACCACACCATTGGCTGTCAGATATCCAGCTAAAACATCTGTTTGCATGCCCATGATTAGTCGAAGTTACCGTAAGGATACGTGGTTGAATTACCAATGTTCAGGTCAGCTTGGGTATACCGTAAGGTAATCGCAATCACGCCTGAAGCTAATCCAGCAGCAACAGTAGTAAACGCTACTGATACAACCACTTGCGAGAACCAAGTAGGCTGTTGACCGGGTTGTAGGTTTTGCACGTCAAGCAAGGTGGCCTGTGCATTACCATACTGTGATGTGGAATACGTTGCATTAAACCGACCCACTGCTGGGCTGGACTGGTTTGCAAACGTTCCATACACACCTAATGAAGAGGAAAAGTTATTGGATACATAAGGATGTATCGCAGTAACAGTGTTAGAACCGCTATCAACAGGTACAGCCACAACATCAAAGATCACGTCGATCAATGTCGACTGTTGTGGCAACAAGAACGACGCGCCGCGATAAGCAGCGGTTGTCGTGTCTGCCGTGGGAGCAGATGCGATGGTGGGGCCGTTGGCACTGTACGTACCGTTTTGGGGAACCCAAATCGTAGCTTGGCTGTTAGGGATGTTGTTCGAGGTAACGAATTGACCTGAGCTACCACCGTAGTTTGCTTGTCCGGGTGTGGACTGAGAAAAGTCCATATACACACGTTGAACAAGTTGTACAGTTCCAGCATCACGCTGGGGTCCGAAGCGCTGGTCAGCAGCTAAAATCGGACCTTCAAATGTAGAACGACCCATGATTATTCCTTATGCAAAAGTACCCTCATCAATCGTTGCATCGTCCGCTAGGGCGGTGGTGTGAGGGCGTTACCCTAGATAAATTTTAAACCAAAAAGGGGGCGTTAACCCCCTTCTTTTTTTAGTAAGAACCGTACACGCCTAGTGGATCGGAATAGCCAAAGCTATAACGCTCACGAGACTTGTAACGAACGTTACCAGTATCAAAGTCACCATCCATGCTGTTCTGCAAAGGTGTACGTACAAACATCTTCAGACCGTTAGGAACGTCAGTGGTTAAGAACCATGCGTTGGTTGCGGTCAAGAAGTGATTGATCGTATAGCCTTCAGGGATTGAACCATTGTTCTCTAGTGCGTTGATATCGTTGTTGTTAGTACCAACACGGAGTTTGGTTTCTAATAAACGGGTAGCAACGAACTGAAGTGCAGGAGGAACAATCAACTTCTTGGGTTTAGCAGCGATCAGCAAACCACGCTCATCTGTCCAAGCAGCAATCTGAATCACTGAGTTTTCCAACGCAGTTTCATTCAGGTCAGCAGGGGTAGAAGGAGTGTTTGCGTTAACGCCACCGTTAACCAAGGGGTGAGCAGTGTTGAATAACGATACGCCATCACCACCAGTGTAGCTGGAGGAGAAGCCATTATTCAAAACAGCGGCCGCCTTAACTTGTTTCGTATACGCCATAGCGCGAGCCAAACCTTTGGTATACCGCGCCGATAGAGAATCATACAAGTTGTCCTCGATAGCTTCTTCGGTGAGTGAGAAACCTAACGCAATCGTTTCATGATTGTATCGAGCAGTCCATGCTTCCTGCGCGTTGTCATAAGCGATCGCAGTACCCTCAGCCTTTACTGGAGCGGCCGAGAAACCGGATAGTTTGGTTTCTTCTTCGAACGAACGTTCTGAAGTTTCGATTTCATAAATTTCTTTATGCTCTTCGCCGTAACGAGCGTATTCCAAACCGAACAAAGCGTTCAGGCCGGGGAGTAGTTCTTTAAGTAGCTGTGCGCGTGAAATTGCCATGATTTACTCCTTATACGCCAGCAGCATTGGTCATGCCTTGGAACCCTTGGTTCCAGACTACCAATACTTCCGGGCTGCCTACGAAAGAAATTTGTGAACCTGATGCCAAGGTAATTGCACTTGAAACGGTCACGGTTGTACCAGAAACTGCGGTCACAGAAATGTAGTTACCCTGTGCAGAGCCGGTTCCAGTAGGCGCAATTAATTGCATACCAGCTTGAATTGCGGAATTGCCAGCAGTCAGTGTTACAGTGGTTGAAGAACCAGATGTTGAAGCCACTGCGCTTACTGATACAGAAGTATCAGGAACAAGACCGACTACACGGAAAGGTAATGCAGAAGCGATACGAACGTTACCGTTTGAACCGCCAGAAACAACAGCACCAGATACAGCCATTGCTGAATCACCAGTATTGATATTGCCTGCGTTGCCAGTGATGGCATACAAGTTAGTACCAACAAAGGTAGCATTTGCGTAACCGATTGCGGCGTTAGCATTGGTCAAAGATGTACCTTGGTTGGTCATAACTGCTTTGAACACAACGCGGGGGTCATCAATGATGTATGCAACAGCATAGTTGGTCACTAAGTTAGCGGGCCAGTATTGAGCGCGAACGATCTGGCCAGATGAGTTGGTGTACTCACAGCCGAGGAACACGCCCAGTGTGCCTGCTACAGCAGTGCCGGGTGAAGAGGTTGCAGACATTGCGGTAGCGACTACAGCACCGTTAGACAACTGAACGATATCGCCATTGAATAAGTTTGAAGAATACGCCGTTGTAATTGGGTACATGCGGGTGCTACCAGCATATGGTAGTCCGCCGAACTCATTAATCGGCTTGAACCCATAAGGGGCCGGAACGTTTGGATAAGCCATTTAAATCTCCATTAAATTTAAGATCCTCTACCAAAGCTCACCGATGACTTGCCTTCTCTAAAGAGCGGCATGCGGGCATCGCTTTGGCGCATCAGACTATTGTTAACAGCTTCTTCGTTTTGGCGAGTCAAGTTGTTGTAGTACGCTTGCTGCTGCTCAACCAATTCAGTCGGAGTCTTGCATAACAATAAACCGCCTACTTCTATGTGGTCTGCGAATCGACTATCAGGGTCAACAAGCAGTCTAAATTTCGGTTGTTCTTCTAGTTTCACTGGCTCCCAGCCTTCACGAAAACGCGAAGATACATTACGAGGATCAGCAGAATTCATTAGAGATACACGTATCCAGCGATAAGACATCCCCGCTTCCTTGTCTGGCTCCGGCAATAACTCCGGTGGAGTCCACTGCTTAGGACGTTCAGACATTACACGAGTCATCAGTTCACGGGGTTTTCTTTGTTCGGACATTATCATGCCTCCAATTTAAGTACTTCAGTTGCATATTGTTCAGCAGTCAAGCCAAGCTTTTTGGCGATTGCTAATTGAGAAGTTTTCAGACGAATCTTCTTTGTTCCTGTACTACGAGTAGCCGGAGCTACCACGCTGCTTATTTTTTGAGGTTTAGCTTCCTCTATTTCTGTGTCGCTCTCGAATCTCTCCGGGAAGCGTTTCTTCATGGTTTCGTCTATACGGCGATAATACTCCGGTGATGAAATTACTACACCTTCTTTTTTAAGTCTTTCATGTAACCCTAGGGCGAGACTCGTCATTTCATCGTCCTCACCAAACCAGTCGTTGTTCTTCTTCCACTCTAAAGCGATCGGGTCGGGTTGTACGGCAGGGGCTTGCGGACGCGGCATTTCATACTGCGGCTCAGGCGGGGCAGGACGGTAGTTCTTTACCTTATCCGCTTTCATGCTGGCTTCTGTTAATCGCTGTTGAGCTTCTAGTAAGCGCTCACTTTCACCAGACTCATACGCCTCTTTGTATCCACGCTTGGCTTCTGCTAACTCTAGGTCAACAGCTCGCTGGATACTGTTAAGAACATCTTTCTCTCTATCATGAAGAGATGTCTTTAACCTATTGTTTTCTTGCAAGATTCTTTGTGCAACAGCAATGGCTTCCTGCTGTTCACGAAGTGCCTGTTCTTTCTCACGTCGTTCATCGTGCGCAAGCTTCTTCATCTGCTTGAGTTTACGACGGACTTTCTCCGAGTAATCTTCTAGCTCATCGTCATACAATTCTTTCTTGTCTGCTTCAGAGAATGACTCCCGACCTTTGTCTTGCGGTGGCGTATCGTCTTCAACCTCGATCAGTAACTTATCGTCTTCTGCATCGGTGGTTGGCGTTTCGTTTTCTATCTCATCCGGGAATTTAAATTCCGGTTTATCTAGTTCAGCCATGATCGTATCCTTTATTTACGTGAGATGCCGCGTGGATCTTCTACGGTCCCTTCAACAGAGTCATCGTTGATGATTCTGAATTCTTTGCCATGTATGACTAATCGTGATCCTGAATGCGGGCGAATTAAAACAAAGTCACCCGGCTTGCACCACGGGCCAGTTGGAAATTTATTCTTGTCTTGATAACAGTCGGGACCAAGATTCACCACAAACAACACGGTGGTCATGAGTTCCTCGTAGTGTTTCGTTGTGTCGGCTTTAATTAAACCGTTTTCAAATGTCTCCTCAATCTCAGGAACTGCGCACAGAATGTGGTAGCCACTTGCTTGAGGTAGTTGTTTTGCTTTGTCTTCAGTCGTCATAATCTTCCCATCTTTGTTGTAGGTCTAAACACATCATTCTTGCAGTGAGTAGACCTTTTACCTCACCACATGCCTTCTTGTATTCTGGAAAATCCTTGCAGTTATCGTCCGCAAGGTTCTCCTGAATTGCGTTAATCTCTGTATTGAGTCTGTCGATCAGATATTGCATCGCTTTATCTATCATTTCTGTCTATCTGCCTCAATTTTTGCTGCTGCTTTAGCCGTGTCTACCGCCAATTCCATGCGCATTTTCTGCTCTTCAGCGGCCGCTTTTCCTACGTTATGGGCTGTTTCGGCCTGTATTTTGGCCATTTCTATCTCTTTTTGGGTCTGAATTTTGAGTTGTTCGGTCTGTATTTCAGCCTGTCTAAATGCCTGTTCTGCCTGCTGTTTTTGCTGTGCAAGCTGCAATTCAGCCTGTGCAATCTGCAATTTCTGCTGTTCCATCTGCACAATTGGGTCCTGTTGCTGCTGTTGGATCTGTGCTTGCTGGGCCTGACCTTGGTTATTCTGTAAAACCTGTTGGCTGGCTTGGGCAATTAGAGCCGATAAGGACACCTCAACTTCTGGTGGCAGCTTCTGATTAGGCATTGGCAGGTTCACACCCATCTGTTTCTGGATCTGTTCCCGGTACTTAAAGCCTAAATGCTCTGCTATATGGGACTGTAGAGCGGCCATAATCTGGTTGGCCTGCGGATTCTGCCCAATCGTTTGCGTAATAATGGGGTCTTGCAAGAAGGCTTGGTGTGCTGCAAGGTGCGCTTCTTGGTCTTGGAAGATGAAAGCCTTTAACGGCTTGCCTTTTAGGGCGTCCATATTCTCAGAGATAGGATCGACAGGAGCAGCATCATCCTCCATAGGTATAATCTTCTCTGCGTTTCTAATACCTAACACCTCTAACATCTGTCGATGTAAGTAAGGCAGGTCGTAGATCTGTGGCGCGGTCTGGCTGAGTTGGATCACCGCTTGATACTGCGTAATCTTTTGCGCCATCGTGGAAGCGTTTGGATCAGATACCGGAATCACTGTGACTAAATCATAGTCAGACTTCTTAGCAGACGAGCTTCCTTCTACTGGCTCATAAGTATAAGAGTCCGGCGTATAGTCACGGATGATGTCGCGTAGTAAACCCAGTTCCTGTTTAAAGGAGTAGTGGATACGCGCCTGTACTGCGGTCATGACTTTTAGCGTTCTTTCTAAGATTGCTAAGGTCGTTCCTACCGGCGTATTCGCGGACATGTCCGCAATTTGGATATCCGCTGTACCTGCGAACGCACGTCCTTCATCTATTATCTTATCTAAGAGTATGGACAAGACCTGACTGGGTTCCTTGTACGGCAAGGTCATCAGGTTGTCTTTGATCGTACCCGATGGAACGTCTACGTCTCTAAACTCTCCGGGACTGATTGGGGTATCGTCACCCTTAACTCTTAGTCCTCTGGTTTTGAATCCGCCCGGCAGATTGGATAGAGTTCCAGCATCCACCAACTGACGGAGAATAGAAGTTCCAGATTTAGCATAAGCGCCAATAAGATGCAGCAGGCCAAAGCAGTAAAAGCCAAAGCCCGGCACGTAGCCGTAATGCACAAAGTGCTGACGCTTCGTATGGTGCTTGTCATCGGGTCGCCAGTTGCGACGAATAGCTAAACACGTTGCACTCCCTTTCTCAATCGTAACTACATAGGGTAATGCAATACCCGTTGGCTCCCCATTCTTATCTACATGCTCGAATCCTTCCAGATCCAAGTTCACGTTCATCTCTAAGATCTGATACCGATCATCCACGCTGGCGCGGAAGCCCATTTTCTCCGCAATCTTTTTCTCTATTTCATCCAACTGGTTAGACGGTTCACCTAAATCAATGTCTAAATAAAACCCTGCAACTTGCAGTTTTCTAAGCTCATTTTCTGTCTTGCGCATCACATGGGTTATGCGTTCGGCAGTCTCTAGGTTAGACGCACCATAGGGAACAACGAGATCTTCTGCTGGGACGAATACAGAAGTCTGTCTGTTATAAGACGGGTCGAAGTAAACTTTCTTAAACGCATTTCCAGCCAGACCCAATCCCCAGAGCATACGCTCGTGTTCGGGGCGGAACTCTTTCATCACATCCGTGATCTGGTAGTTCATGTCATCCTGCACACGAACAGCGGCTTCTTTCTTCTCCGGTGTTTCTTTGCCGATGATCTCTGTCTTAACCGGACCCGCAGCAGGGAAGGTTGACATCATCGTCTCAGCTTGGAACTTCACCAAGGCTTCCGACAACATAGGATGGAAGACGCCGCATGCACCGGGCCAAGGATCCGTCCGCTCTTCGATCTTAAGACCGAGCAACTGTATACCATCTACATACGTTTGCATCCAATCCCGACGAGACGATACATCCTCATCGTATTCATTGATCAGATCATTGACCAAACTTTGCAGAACGCTATCATCCAGAATCTCAGCTAAGTTCTCATCAAAGTTTTCTATGTCATTCTTTTTCATACTGATATTGACATCACCAGCATGGATGTTTACTTCCTCTGGATCAACAATCTCGATCTCAAGAGCGGGTTCGTCTGTAAGGCTCTCTAAACCTTCAGGTGCTTGGTAAAGACCTTTCTCTATCATGTTGATCCTTTAGTAATATTCGCGTCTGCGTTTAAAGTACATCTGGTCTTCTGGCTCATCCGAATCCAAACGGATGAACCCTCCTTTTCGGAACCGGATCAGGGCTTGTGTCGCAGAGTCCACCAAGTCATCGTGATCCGAGTTTGGAAAGGCCGCCATCTCCTCTACCAGCTCATCTGCCCAGCGTGTGGCAGGACACCATACTTTACCACTGGCAAATAAGTCCGATACCGAGTTGATACGCACGATCTTATCATTCCCCCTGCTGGGAGTATATTCAGACACAGGGATCCCCATCGCACGTAACTCATAGATCAACGGCGCACCGGAAGCCTTTGCCTCAATCACAAACGCATCCGGCTCCCATTCCTTATACATATTAAAGGCTGTCTCTTTTAACTCCGGAAACTCCATCCGTCTTTTAAAAGCATCCAACAAGATAATATGCGCATCAGCTTCATTCTCGTTGTAGTAAAAGACACCCCAAGTCGTACAGGCGGAATAGTCTGACCGTTCGGACTTCGTAAAGGCGGTATCCCAAGATTGAATGATATAGTCGCAAGGCGGTGGCCTCTCTCCCTCCCAGACACGCCACCAGTCCCTTTTCACAATCGCACCTTCTTCCGAGGTCGGCTGTTGTTGGTACTGAGCATTCCATTTCCCAGAAGGCAGTTCATTCCTTAGCGCCTCTAGTTCTTCCAAACTCCAGAACTGCGGCCATAAGGGATTACCAGAAGGCAGGATTGCAGGGAAGTCTATCACCTCCCACTCATCCCCATCCCGATCTACAGAGGCTTGTAAGATCCGTCCCGTTAAGTCTTTCTTAGACCAACGGGTCATGATGACGATGATCGACCCTCCCGGCTGTAAACGCTGCCGTGGACCAGATGTATACCACTCATACACCTTGTCGAAGATCTCAGGACTCGTAGCCGCAAGTGCAGCTTCCTGTTCAGAG